AAGATGTATCGTCGGAGCTGCACCTGCCTGCACTGCCGTCACATGATGGGGATTATTTTTGTCATTGATATGTTCCTTTAAATCCTGCCGCGTTGCAAACAGAAGCGTATCGTTAATGATAGCTGTCACATTAGAGGCCGTTCCTACGACTGTAATCAGGTCCAAAATCAGCTCGACAACCCGTGAGCCCCCTTTTGGCGGCAGCCACTCGCTTTGGTCCCCCGAATTGGTTATGCTGTATAATATTTCTCCTTCCTGAGGATCATTGGCATAAACACCGACTTCACGAATAAATACCCCTGTATCAATGTCCTTATTATGCAGTACTACCCGGATACGGCTTGTTCCATCACCAATGACTGCCATATCCTGTATTGCTAACGTCATTTTAGGCGCGATCAGCTGCGTTAAGGTATCAATACTTATCCCGCCCGCCAGTAATCCGTCGCCAACCATTACCTTTGTAAATTCAAGTTTAACCCCTGTTTGTGCTTTGGCTTGCAAAGCCCGGCCTTTTTTGGTCAGGGTCATCCCCGTATATTCTGCCATTGTATCGCCTCCCAAGGCTATATTATAATATTGCGAACTTGACCTTAAGTAAGCTTCTGCTGCGCCTTTACAGCACCGTCCCTTCCGGGTAAATCGTCATTGTCTTGGCAATTCGCTGTGCACCGCCAAAGTATAAATACATTTTCCTTTCACGATACACAAGGATATCTTCCAGCCACGAGCGGACATTCTTTACTGCCGAAACCAATTCCGCCACCCGGTCGAAAGTCGCTGTATCCTGAATAAGATCCGTACATTCGATTCGAAAAAAATACGGCTTTCCGCCGTATTCAAACCACTCTGCTATTTTGGCAGAACCCAAAATAAGGCGGGCCATTTCTTCTACTACCGCCGGCGTGCCTTTACGGCGATGCCAGGGAATGGAATTCTTCACAAGAGTACGCTTGGCCGCAAGTGACAGACTGTCGTCCCAGAAATCAACATGCCATTGCCAGGCCAACAGTTCAACAATATCTTCTTCAGACCAGTCCATATTGGCAAGAATGTGCAGCAACTCTCGTTGTACATCAATACACTGTATCTGCTCATTGGCAGCCTCAGCTACTGCGATCGTGCGTTCATCATTTTTTAAGCTGGAAGGCAGAAGATCAGCCATCGACACATCTTTAAAATCAGGCATTTTCCTCTCCTCCATACAAGATGCTGCTCTCTTTTACGACAGCAATCTGAGGAATCAGCAGCTCTTTAAACGCCGGCTGTCTGACTTCCACCCGTTTTGCTCCTGCATTTTCGATGCGTTTAACGAGTTCGCTGGGATTAATATCCCGGCCGATTCTGGAGCGCTGCCAAAGTACATACTCCTCAATTGCGGCATCGACCTGCTTTTTGATATGCCCTTTGAGGGGTATGTCTTCTTTGTATAAAAAATAGGTCAGATCAATGTTATACGCAATCACTTCAGGCGGCTCAACCTGAACCTTATCGGTCAGCGGCCGCCTCTTTTTGTCATCGCATGCGGACAGCACTTCATCCAGCAGCGCTTGACCGGGAATTTCGCCTCCTGTCAGCAGCGGGCAAATTTTCACAACACCAGGCTGAGGTGAATATACAGCCACATCCATAATTTCCTGAGAGGCTGTTTTACTCCAATATTCATATGCGCCCTCCGGCCCGGTCGTGGAAAATCGTTCAGGAGCCTGCCTGATCCGTTGGCGGAAAGGCTCATCGGTTTCCCTGTCGGCTCCGCCTTCACTGACCGTTAGATTCGTCACCGACTGAAACCAGGGAAACGGGTCAACAATTTGACTGATCGTTCCCGGCAGGAAATCATTGCCGCCGCTGCCTTCCGTCAGGCTTTCGGCGGCGACTTCCATACTAGTCTGCCCGATCGCCACAAGTGCATCTTCCAGCGTACTGAAAAACACATCGCCTCCGGGCGTAGCCCTTGTACCGGCCGGAATAGTCACAACCTTGTCGCGAGGTGCCGACAGCATGAAGCGCATTGTCGTCTTAGCCCTGGATGCAGGCAGGCGGGTAGTATCGACTAAATAGCCGATATGGTCAAGAAAATCTCCGGTGGCATAAGCCAGCAAATTTTGTTTGGCGCTTTGATCCATCAATACCCGCTCCTGAGCCAGCATGGAAGCAATGGACAAAAGCAGCAATCTTACCGGATCGCCTTTCGCCAGCGCCCTGCCGGTCTGTTCCTGATAAGCGGTGATGACATAGTTTTCCACATCGGAAGTAGCTGTATTGACAAACTGGATTTCAGGTATATTATTAGCCATTTACTCTAACCCTCACTTTCGGTGCAAGTTTCCCCTCCAGGCCATCCCCATCGTAGATAACCTCCACTACCTCGGCGCGGGGCTCATATTTGCCGACAGCAGCGATAATCTCACCGGTCAGCTTGGCCTTGGCCGCAGGCAGCGGACTGTCCAGCAAAGCCAGATCGACGCCAAAACTGCGGTCAAGCGGCACAGAACAGCGCACGGTAGACAGAATTGTCCTGATGTTCTGCAGGATCTCAGTCATTCCTTGGGCACCAAAATCGACCTTGTCCAGCGTAGCGGTAATATCAAACTCCATGTAGTTTTCCCCTCTCTATCATGCTTGTCGACCCGCCCCAAATTCCTGTGGGTTCATCAAGCACTGCTTCTTTGATCAATATATTCCTTTAGCGTTAGATTGACTGTGGCAACAATTACATTGCCTTTGTTGTCAAGATAGTCATACGTTTCCGATAAGCTTTCCAATACCCATTTATCCTCGCCTTGCGGCTTACCGCCAATGACCAGTCTTGCAGCCTGTCCGCCATTTAGCATTTTCCGTAGTTTAGCCAACTCTTCCACCGGGTTGACCCCCAGTCCGGCGTTCAGTTTCATACTGAAGCTGACCTGATCCAGCGCCGCCCCCAGATATTCCAGAATCGGTTTGCGGCCCAGTACTTCATGGCTTGCATACCGCGCCTGCCCTTGCCGGTTATAACCGTCAAAGGTTTTCACCCGTTCATCAGATACTTCAAATACAATATCCCCAAATGTCCCAAGCAAAAGCGCTCCTCCTTTCCCGATAAAACGTTTGCCGTCTAATCGGCCTGTCAATGAGAATGGTGATTGGTATTGCCCCCTGAATCAATAATGCTGCCGCTGGCGTGAATATTGCCGCTCACGCTGACGTTGCCGGTAATGCTGATTCCCTGCGCTGCCGTAATATTGACCTTACCTGACGTATTGACAGTCATCGTCCTGGTTTGCCGGTCATATTCGACAACAGCCCCGTCGGCAAAACGGATCTGCCGCTTCTCGGGCGAACTGACAGCAGGACGGTCAACCTCAGAATAAACAGCTCCCAGCACAAATCCCCGGGAAATGCCATTCGGCAAAAAAATACAGACAACACTTTCCCCGATATCCGGCATACAGTAATCCTTATTTTTAAGCGTATTGGCTACAATAATCGGCAAATCATGGGATACCATGTTGTCCCTGTCTTCAAATACCACCCTGACAGTTGCTTCTGCGGCATTAACCGAAGATACCCTGCCCAGACGGATAAGATTTTGCAACGTATTGTCCATCAATACCCCTCCAGAATTTTACGCAATTCCACACTGACCTGATAACCGGAAGAACCGTAATTATGTTTGGCTTGTTCAATAATGTACTTGCCGTCATACCGCCCCCAGCCCTCCAGCATCACCGTCTTGCCTGAAACCAGGCGGACATCGCCTGCAAGGGTCAAACTGGCCTTGTTTTCTTCTTTGTTCTTCTGCCGCAATAATTTTTTTGCCAGCTTTTCCGCTTCCGCAGCACTGTCCACCTTTTCATTGATTACCAGAACCTGACCCGTATCCGGGGAGTCGGGCGGCTTAAATTCATATGCCAGCGTAGCTTTCGTCTTTGCATCGTAATAGGATACTTTGCAGGCTGAATAACAGTCCCTGGAATTAGAAGAAAAACTGTAATTGAGTACAATGGAGCCACGCTTTTTGATGGTCAGTAAGACCGGCTTCCCCTCATACATCTGCTCATCGAAGATAACAATTTTGGAATAAGTAACCTTAAGGGCCAGTCCGGCTTTTTCGCATAACATTTGCAGGAATTCCAAATCCGACTGCTGATTTTGCTCCACTCGCGAATAAAGGGGATCATCGGCACAGGCAAAGTACTTTTTCAATCCTCCCTTGGCGGCAATTTCTTCAAGAATAACCGACAGCCTGACCGCCTCCCAGGCTTTGTCCTTTTTCTGACCGCGCAGCGAAGAAGCAACAGGTACTGCTATGGCTTTGAGATTCAGCACGTCAGGTGGACCGCTCAAACTTATCTCATCCACCTGAAAGGTCCCACATTCCAGTCTCTGCTCTTTACCGGTTTCCTCCCCATTATTGATAAGAAGTGCCGCTTTCAGAGTATCACCCTTTTTCGGCTTCCTGCTGGCCTGCCACTGTCCGCGGCTGTCTTCCAGAGTCAGCTGCAAATCGTCAGCCTGTCCGCTGGCGCTGTCGGTATAAGAAAAACTCAGAATAAACAGTCCAATTCCTTTGGAGATGTCCTCTTCCCGGCTTGCAGAATCTTTAGCAAGATACTTGATTTCCAAAGCGGTACGGCGGGCATTCGTAACACTGCTCATACTTCATCACCTGTCCGCCAGGGAGGAA